TTAGAAGCAAAGCAGTAAGCAATTAAGTTACCCCAAGAACCAGTTGAATTTTGTCTAACACCAATTTCAGTTGAATTTACAACCATATTGTCGGACCAGTTAGCAGTTGCAGCAGTTGTGTTTAGTTGTAAATATTTGCCAACACCAGTAGCGCTATGGTAAACCCACCAATTATCAGTTACTGCTATATTTTTAATTAAAATCATTTCTGGAGCTGAATCTAATCCGTGTCCTACTGTTTGAACACCAGTACCGCTACCACTACCTTTAACAATGCTAAACCCTAAATCATTATTAGCTCTTACAGTTGAGTCGTGGTCTCCATCTGTATTAGTTACCTCATTATCTCCCGCATTAAAACACCAAGCCACGTAATCATCTCCACTTAAATTTACATAATTACCACTATCGCTATTGTCTCCTAAAGAAAACCCATCAGAATCAAAAGATGTTAATTGTTGAGTGTATGAAGTAGAATCAATACCACTAGCGTTTGAAGATAGTACTTTGGCTGTACCTCTGATTGAATCAATAATAGCGTGAAAATACCCAACCGCATTTGACCTGTTTTTTATCCATACTAAATCTGGTTGAAATCCAACTCCAGTAATTGACCTTGTAGAAGCATTTCCAGTATAAATAACAGTATTAAAACTAGGTTCTATTGCGGTATCAGGAATTAAAAGCTTTTCATTAATAGCCATAAAAGTATTTTACAAGTTAGCATCGTACTTCAATATTGAAGTTTTTGTTTTTAGAGCATTTATTTCACCTTCTTTAGTTGCTACATCTGTTCTAATTGTATCTCTTTCAGTTTGTATATCTGAAGGAATATCTGTACCGTTTTCAGCTTTTCTAATAGCATACCAATCTGTATTTGAAAGTTTACGATATGCGTAAGATTTTAATTCTTTAATCTTAATTTCTTTAAGTTCTGCAACTGTTTCGCTTATTGTTTTGTCATTTACATCGTAAACAAATGCGTTTTGTTCTTCGTCAAAATGTAGGTTATCAATTTCTTGAATTACTGAATCATAATCAGGTGTAATTACATCAAAGAAACCTTCTGCCTCGTGTTCTTCGGTTGTTGCATTATGGAATCCACCTATATAATGCTTTGTTCCTATCCATTCGCTAGGTATTTTTGAATACTTAACTACTTCTCCACTTTCTAATCTTGCTTTCATATTAACTTGCTATTGGGGAAATTTGATACCAAGCGACATTTGTAGCAGTCCACTTGATTTGAATTAGTTGTTTTGCTGCGGTATCTGAATATGTACCACCTATTTTATTAAAAGTACAAGAAGAACCGTTTACAGTACCAAATGCACTTGTATAAGAGCCACCGCTTCCAGTAATCTCTAATGTTTTCACGTCTCCGACAACTACATTAGTAAAATTAAATGTATGTGAGTGTGCAGTAGTCATTGTAAATACATCCGCTAAAGAAGTATCTACTGTGATTGATGCTGCGGAAGTTAATGCACTTGAAGCAGTATATTCAGCTCCTAGCTTTGCATTGGTTACAATATCACTATTTAACATTCCTTCAGTTACAAAGTTGTTACCATACACTTCGTTGAAGTTGTCATTTAATTTGTCAAAGGCATTTCTTAACTGGTCTCCTGTACCATCGTTTGCTACTGTGCCTATATTTACGGTTTGTTTAGCCATTTTGTTTTATTTAGTATTCTGTTGCGTCTGCTCTATATTGCGTTGTATCTGCTAAAATTAAATTTGTATCTGCAGTAAGGTAAGAACCGTCTGCATCAAAAGGATAAGCTGAACCCCACCCGTTTGACTCATTTGTTTTACCAAACCAACTTATGGCATATATACTTCCCCAACTCATAAGCATTGTGGTTTAGAGTCAATATCTATTGTAGACTGGTTGGTGGTATTACCCCACCAAGAACTGCAATAAATTTCTCCCCAATTAATTACATTTGCCATACTAATACAATAACTTTTTTATGTTTTTGTTATTTATCTTTTCAAGGTATTTAGTTAGCTTTTCTATATTTTTTTCTTTTGGTTTATAGCTACCTACTTTTTTTCTTATAGTACCCATCCGCTAAAATTTGAATCTTTATCAGGGTGTATATCGTCATTTGTATTTGAATTATATTCAGGAAACAAACTATTGTTAAAACTCATATAAGAAATAAAACGATCTGTGTAATACTGTGCAGTATCTCGTTCTTTTTCAATTAAGAAATCTATTTCTTCTTTTGATACGTTTTCTGCATTTTCACTTGAGTGCTTAAATACACCTTTATTTGCTATTGTATAAGCTGCATAAGGTAAATACTCAACCATTGCCCAGTGTATAAGCATTGGTTTAATATGTACGTTTACAAGGTTTAAATAATCGCCTGTTAAAGTACCTGCAATTATATCCGCTTGTATCTTCTTAAATAGGTCTGTACCTAAGAAGTTTTGTATATGTATGTCTTGAGATATTTTAATATACTGAATGAACTTGTCCGTGTCTACGTTTCCGTTCATTGAAGTAAATTTTACTACGTCTGCTCTTCCTATTAATAGTGCTTCTGCCATTTTTTATTTATTTACAAATCCTCGATTTTTCATATCCTTTGGCTTAATAGATACTAAAGACGGTTCATCAGTTTTATTAGGAGCTTTAATACCTTCTTTTTCTCTTTGTTGTTTATATACTGGTTTTGTCTTTGGGCTTTTTACGTCAGGTTTTACACCTTCTTTAGCCATATAAGTTTTTCTCAACCAAAAATGACCACATCCACCGCCGCCTTTGTATAACCAAATATCATAGGTATCAGTATTGCCTTTTAGCCCCCATCCTTTATTTACAGGTTGGCTACCCATTTGTATAATGTCTTCTTTTCTATATATTTTTTTAGCCGCTACCATTTTTCTACAAAACTCCCTGGAATTATCTCTGACCGCTAATGGTGCATATTGATAACGTACTATAAATTTATTTTCGCTTTTAGTTTCTCCATCTAAATCACTTTTTGCGTTAGGTCTTGCAGAACCAGTTGAAACGTCTTTCTTTGTTGAAGCTAAACCAATCATTTTGTCTAATGCTTCTTCTTGTTCGTAATCTACTGCTCGTTCGTCTACAAGTTCCCAGTTTTCTAAATCTTCTTCTTCCCCAAACTCACTTAGTAATTCAAAAGCTTTTTCATCATTAAAAGATTCTTCTTTAGATAATTTAGTGCTATCACAACAAGACAATTTAACACCAGTTTCTTCTTCCCTGGCTTCGTTTGTTATAGCGTTGTCAGTTTCAATAAATTCAAGCGGTTGTAACGTCTTAAAATATAATTTAAGTGATATACCATTAAACGCTAAAATATCGTCAATACAGTCTATTAAAAGGTCTTGGTAAGGCTTTATAGTAACGTTGTTAAATAGTAAAGATGCTGTTTTAATTTCGTCAGCGTTATTACCTAGTCCGTTGTTGCCTGTTCTAATACCTAAAAGTAAAGGCGAAGTAATACGGTGTGCAACCATTAACTTATTAGAACATTCGGTAGATAGATATTCGTAGTGTGCAGGAGCATCATTTAAAGGTACGTCATCAATAGTAGTTTTACTTTCCGCATTATTGTTAAATGCTATAATAACCTTTTCCCCACGTGAACCTGTAAGCTTGTGCATTACATCGTTCTTTATACTTAATTGCTGCTCCCTGTCAGGTATTCCGTTGTTAAAGTTTACTACTTTTGTTCCGCTAAAACCATTTTGTACATCGTTAATTAAGTAATCAGATATTTCAGATTCTAATTCCGCATAAGCTAAAGCACCCTGGTAATCTACAGGGCAATAGTAATCGTATCCTGATACATATCTTTTAGCTATTTTTATTTCGGGTTCTTTACCGTTACCGAAACCAAAAGATGCAATACGTTTAGGTTTTTCATTTGGTTTTATTTTAGACCAATCGTAGTGGTAATAGTAAGCTTCTATTTGTCCGTCTTCGTTACATTTTTCTGCACGTAATGTTTGACGTGGAAAGTGTTCTGCTTTATATACTTTTTTGTCTTTGTAAAGTATTTGAAAACTTGCTTCTCCTAATAGTTTTAAATCTAGTGAGGATTTACGTAAACAATCGTTAGAAAATATAGAACGCATTGCAGCGTATTCCTCTGTTTTAGAACTGCTATCTAAAGCATCTAAACCTTTACCGTAGATCATAGAACTTACACCGTTAATAATAGCGTTGTTTGTTGCACTATTAGTGTATAAGTCTATTAAGTAATTATAATAATTGTTGTCACTTCCGTAAGCTATCCAATCTTTTCTTTTGTCTTCTACTATTTCAGGTTTGTTATAAGTAGATAAATTAATTACGTGAAGCCCTCCTTCTTTTTTGTTGTTATTTCTTGCCATTATAATACTATAAAATCGTTTGCAGTTGTATTACTTGTATAAACATCTTTATTTACGCTGTAGGTTGTTACGTTTTGATTTGTACAAAACACCTTATCTTTAAAAACTACATCGTTTCCATTTTTAATTTCTAACATATACATCGTATTTTCTTCTAGTGTTTTATTGTTTAACACAAAAGAGTCCGTATATTGATAGTAGTAATCTACTTCTGTAAAAGTTGTAGTAGTTGCTGAAAACACTTCTGTATTTAAACTTTCGTTAATCATTTTTATAGTGTATGTATTTCCTTGTGTATATTCCCTAGGAATAAAACTAAAGGTTTGACTATTTGTAGAACTTTGTAAGACTATCATATATATACAATAAAATAAAGTTGTTTTTGTTAATTTAAAGACATAAAAAAAGGGGCTAAATGCCCCCTTAAATATCTAGTAAATAATTACTAAGAGTTTGTACCTACTGTAACCGTTACAGTTGCACTTCCCATTCCTGCGTATGGGTCTGCACTTGTTGGTGCATCTACAAAATTAGCAGGTTTTAATTCTTGTGCATTAAAAGTAAGAGTGTAACCTGATAGGTCTGCCATAGCAGCACCTGTTACAATCGTTCCACCTGTTACTTCTGCACCGTGTTCTAATCCCATTACAAATACATTACCATTGTAATCTTCTACCGCTATATGAGGGCGACCATAAGCTAAAAGTTTTACCTCTTTATTGTCCTCTTTTGATAGTTTCTTGAAAGTAATGTTTAATGTTTGGTCAAAGAATGTTGTACCGTTTTCTCTCGAAGAAGTTATAGCTTGTTCAAAGCTACTATTCCCCTTTAATTCATATTTGTAAGCAGTAAAAGTTCCACTCATATCAGTAATCTGGTCGTCTGCATCTTGAGTTACTGTTCCTAAGTCTCCAAAGTCAGTAAAATAAATTGCTCTCAAACCTCCCACCACGTCTTTGCACGGTTCTTTTCTGCCTCTAGTTAAATTACAAGCCATTTCGTAAAATTTTTATGTAACTAATTGATTATTAATTACTTGTTATTAAAAAAGGGTAGGTAAGAAATCCGACCTACCCCTTTTGGTTAATTAGTTTAATTATTAAGAATAAAGTACAATATCGCTTCCGATTCCGTAGTTTACTCCCGCTGTAAATCGCATTACCACACGAACATTTTGTGATCCATCAATGTCAGCCATATCAATTACTTTAACTTCGTTTTGGTCAGATAATAAACCAGTTCCAAAGTATAAGTTAGATTTCTCTGCAGCTACCATAGTATCGTCTGCAAGTCCGTTAGCTACAGCAATTTTTACACCGTCAAAAGATAATCCTCCGCCATTGTACCATTGTGTACCTTTGTTGTCTGTACCTGCACCGCCAATAGTCGCTTGGAATCCGCCTAATGCTCTAGTGTATGCACGTGCTACGTTTTGAGATACATAAATAAACATATCTTCAGAAGTGTAAAGTGTAGAAGGGATTGCATCTACAACCAAACCAATTTTATCAATTACGTTTGACGCTGTTACTGCAGCACCTGCTCCTACGTCAATAACGTCTGCATCTGCTAACATTAATTCTTTGAATCCTGCGAACTGACCGTCTGTAGCAGCTGCTCCATTCCAAATTGACTGCTCTGTTCTTTGTGCTACTTTTGCAGCTACGTGACCAATTAAGAAGTCAGCAAAAGATGGAGGTAATGAATCAAAAGCTGAATATCCTTGACTTACAGCTTCCCAATCGTTATGGAAATCTGCTTTACATATTTGTAAATTTACTTGCTGGTAGTCAGGCTGTAAAATTCTTTCTGTAAGGGTTAGTGTAGAAGTTGGTGCAAAGTCACATCCTGCATCTTTTACAAGACCGTCTGTAGAAACCTTTTTTAGTACTTCTTTAAATTTAATGTTTGGTTTAACAGTAATTAATCCGTTATCCAAAGTTGCTCCAGAAAGTAGTGCAGCTGAGATATATTGTCCAGCTGACTCTCCTGCATAAGTAGTTGTAATACTTGTAGTTGTTGCCATTTTTTATTTATTTTTTAATATTAGATATTTTTTGTAAAACTCTGTCTATTGTAGACGTTCCACGATTTTGTGAATAAAGGTTTAATACTTTACTATCACTTGCTTCAGGGTTATGGTTTATTTTTTCAACTTCTGAAAGTTCCTCCTTAACTTCTTCAACAATATTTTCTACAGTTTTTTCAACTGATAATTCGTCTTTCTTTTCAATCATTGCTTTTATTTCGTCAATCATTGATTTAACTTCTGCTAAGTCTTCTTTTGTAGCGTAAGACATTTCTTCTTCGGCAGCTTCAACCTCTTCAGCAGCTTCAACTTCTTCAGCTTCTACTTCGTCTTCTGCAGGTGCTTCTTCAGTTGCTTCTCCAATAGATGCAATAATACCTTCTTCTTCAATAATCAATGCTTGACCATCTTCAAGTTTGTAGTCTCCTACTGGTAGTGCTACTTTTTCGTCTTCTGTTACAATAAAAACTTCTTTACCTTCTGAAAATTCTTCAGCTTCTATAATAGTTCCGTTTTCTAATGTAGCTTGAGCCAATTTAATTTCTTGGTTTTCTTCGGATAGTTCTAATCCGATAACCTCCTTTACTTTGTTTAACATATCTGTCGCTTTCATATATATATAATAAAATTAGTGTTTGCTTGTTGTATTTTTAATTCGGTAACTTAGTGATGTTACCAATTCCTTGAGCCTGAAAACTACCATCGCAGCATTTACGTGAATAAGTTTTACCGTCTTTACAAAGGCATCCACGTTTATCATTTTTAGGGCTAGGTGCATTCTTATCAAAATCACTCATTCTCTATGCTTTTAAGTTTTGATTCAGCCCAAGACTTAGCACTTTTACCACCCCATAGTAAATAAGATATGTAACCGCAGCTTTCGGTGTCTCCTTTTTCGTAGTAAACTTCTGCTCTGCTTAAATAACTAAACATCCTTTTTATAGTTTCTACTGTGACTGGTTTACCTTGTGCTAATTGTTGCGCTCTTATTTTTCCAACTTGTGTAGCGCATTTATTATCTACCTTTTCGTTTAAGTCAATACCTCTTTTTGCATTGTTTCTTACTGAGTCAGGATAGTCGGAATAACTTTCTAAATCGTAGTCCTCTCCTTTTAAAAGTGCCGTTAGTTGTTCTATTATATGTTGGCTTTCTTCTTCTTCTATTTTTGCTAATTCGTTTGGCTCGTTAGGTCTTTCTAGTTTGTCAGCAAAGTAGCCTTCAATACTAAACCCTTTTACCTTTCCGCTTTTAACGTAATCGTTCCAAACTTCGTCATTATGTACTTTCATTGAAAGCATCCAGGTTCCTATTGGTACATCTAAATCGTAGAACCTTGTTTTATCTTTTTCGTCTTCTACTATCCAACTCTCAACCGCTGTTAAACCAGTTAAAGGCATTTGGTGTTCTAGTGTAGAATTATTTTGATTGCCTCTTATGAAAAACAACTCTGAAGCTTTTCTTACAGTATCTTTTGAAAAATAGATGTAATATTCGTTGTCTTCGTTTCTACGATAAATAGGTTTGTTTGGTATCAAAGCTGCTCCCATAAGGATCCGCTTCTCTTTGTTAACTTCTGCAAACTTAAATTCCTGGTTTTTTAAAGCAATAAAGTCGCTTTCTATTGCAGGTGCTTCTACTATGGAGACTGCTTCAATTCCTGAAACTTCGTCTTCTTCGTCAATAAATAATTCTATTATATCCATACTAATACAATAAAATTTTAAAGTTTTTGTTATTTTTTTTGGTAGTTAAAAAAAAAGATGTATCTTAGATGTATATTTAAAACAAAGAAATTATGACTTACAAAGAATTTTATACAGAAGCAACAAAAGGAATAGATT